CTGTAATTCTTTTGATCCTCTTTTAGCTAACTCAACTAAAACAGCACCCTCTGAGTCAAATGCTTTAAAGGCAAGTCTTAACTGTTCTTGCGCATTTTCTGCACCTGCCATTGCATCAGAATATTCAAAAAATGCTTGTTCTACAGATTTTACTGTTCCATCCACATTTCTTGTGCTTATACCAAGCTGATCTAATGTTCCTTTTAGCTCACCTGTGCCTTTATCGGCTTCACCTAATCTTCTGGAGAACCTTTGCAGAGCCATATCAACTGTTGTTGCCTGTACTCCTGCAAATTGTTCACCTGCTAATCGTAATGCTTGCAAGCTATCTGCTGATAAACCTATTTTATTAGCTGTTATAGCTATTTGTGAGCCAAATTGAACTGCTTCTTGAGTTAATTGACCTAATCGCATAGCACCTGCAATAGAAACAAAGCCACCAAGAGCTATACTTAAACCTCGCATCCTTTTTCTTGATCTATCAAGATTACTATTAAAAGAAGCAAAAGCTCTTTTGGATTTATCTCTTGCGCTAATCTGCGTTTCTAATCTATTTACCATTTTCTTTCATTCTCTTGTGTTCTAAGGTGAGGTAAGCTATCCAAGTATGGAACTCCTCCATTGTCATTGATTTAACTGTTTCTACTGTTGTGTGTAACCGATCAGCGACCAAGTATTGCATATACAATTCTTGATCGCTCTTTAGTTTCCCTCAATAGTTTCCACAGTTGGTATATCAAACAACTTTTCCAACATTCCTGTCGCAATAGCTGTTATGTAGCCAACATCTTGATTAGCTAAATACATAGAGTCGGCTTGTGCAAAGATAGCGTTACCATCTTCATCCTTACATTTAAGGATAATCAAATCTACCATTGCACTAAATGATGGAATATCTCCATCAGTCATTGATTTGTAAAAAGCAGGATGTTTCTTTCTTAGTTTTTCATCTTCTTTTACAGTTAGTTTTGTGAAGTAAACAACGAGATCATTATTGTTCTCGTCAAGACCTGGCAAAGTTAGAGGATATTTATCCTGATCGCTTTGCATTTGCTTTAAGCGTTCACTAATGCTCATGTGCCTATGGTACTGTTGACTCTGTTAATACTGAGTTACCTTGTATAGATACACTAGCGGTTATTGGTGAATTTGCATCCTGAGACCATGAGATCCCTGTTACAAAACCATTTCCACTTAAATATTTATCTGATGAAGTTGAACCCTCATAATAAAAATCTACATAAACAACTGAACCATCTCCTGCACAAGCTGATAAAGCTGATGCTTGAGAGGTATCTGTATGGTCATAACTGACCTCTAATGTAGCTGACCAAGTTTCTTGTGCGGATGTAAATTGTTTAAATGTTGATCCTATAGAAGAAACATCGACATTCTCGACTGTTTTTTCTAAGCTATAAGATGTGCATTGTCCTAATACATCTGTTGGTGAACCTGCGTTACCAAGTTTAATTTGAGCAATAGTGCCTGTGTAAAATGCCATTTTTTATTCTCCTAATTACTGTGGTGTTGAAGCATTTGTTGCAAGAGTCATATATAAGACTCTATAGGTTAGTCGGAGAATCCCTATTGGTGATTCTCCCATTGAGGTAAACTCAATCTCTGTTGATGTTAATTCTGAATCTACAGCTTTTCCATTTAGTAATGGATCAGCTCCAATGGCATCCTCAACCTCTTGTGATATTGTATCTAATGTATCTTCAATATCATTATTGGCTTGAGCATAACCCTCGATCAGTACATCTAATTCTCTTTCATAAGTCGATGGACTTAATGTGCTTTTTGTAGAGCTTTCACTCTGTGTATAAATTACGAGTCCAGGTAAGTTATCAGCAGGATCAAGATTGTATAACCTAGTGTCATAAACTCTTGAACCTGTGGTTGTTAAACCTGTGCATAAGGTTACAACTTGTTCTCTTATTTGTTGTCTTACATGGCTCATTGTTTTTGCAGTCTAATTGTTGATACTCCTAAACCATCACTTTCAATAACCTTAACTTTATAGGTTGTATCGGAAGTAACATCATTGCTTGTAATAGGCACAATAAGAGTATCGTTTTCATTATGCCCTGTTGGTAAATCATCGGTTTTCATGTAAATAACAGGTGAACTTGTGCTTACAGGACTACCAAATTCGTCAAATGCTTCAAAGAATTGGTTATCAAATACAGCTTTGACTTGGTAAGTATCGCTTGTAGAAGCAACAGTCCACCTGCATATTACAGCAAAATCTTCTGTGCTAAAAAATGCGTTATTTGCTAGATTTATCGACATCTTCTGCATCCGAGTAAGGTTGATCTGGTGCATAAGATATTGGTTCATCAGCTAATTCTTCTGTAGCGTAACCTCTTAAAATGAGTTTTTGGACAACTTTTGGACTTTCATCCAATATATCGCCTTTTTTTGCTTTACCGCCATTTACAGTAATAGATTTGATAAGTTTAACTTTCATCTCTAGTACCTACTTTGGCATCCGAAACATCTAAGCCCTCAGATTTGTTTGATTTTTTTGATTTGCTTTTAGCTGTTGTTTCACTTGCTAAATTATTTGCGATTAAATACCGAGCATCTTTATCATTAACTTCAACTGTTGAACCTGCTGATACAAATGCGCCATCTATTCGCATATCTCTATTAGTTTTTATTTTCATAAGTTTTAAAGGTGCGGATTGCTCCGCACCTTTCCCATTAAATGAGTTAGAAGTTAGCATTAAGCTGATACACAGAAGCTAACAGGATGTTTAACTGCAAAATCAACTGATGATAATGCAACTAGTCTTAAACCGCCTGATGTTGATAGTGCGTAAGGATCACTTTGTACATCAAGCCCACCCCATGTAGCTGTAATGAACTCAGAGAAGTCTCCAAGTATTGCTGTGTTAGCTGTAACCTGGCTAGAAATTAGAACTTGTATTCCATCCAGGAAGTCATCTCTAATTGCTACAGGAGAACCTGCGCCATTGGTTGCTAGTGCTTTACCTGCACCATAAAGAGCAGGAGTTGTGATATATCTAACAGAGTTAGTATCTAAAGTTGCGTTATCTTCAAATATTTTTGTCTGCATTTCAATATATTCAGCGTAAGTTGGTGCGCCTGCAACACCGAAAGCTGTTGCGTTTACACCTGCGGTATTTTCAATGCCTGTAGGTTGTCCACCTGCACCTGTACCACTTACTGATGCTTGATCCCAAGTAACACCCATTGCTCTAAGCAGGTTATTTCTAACCATGTTTTCTACGCTAAAGCCATCTGTATTTTGTAGAAGTGTTCTTGTTAAATCTGTGTAAGCACCATTAGTCTTTTCAGATAATGTTACTGTATCGATTGTAGGATCAGAAGCTCCAACAGCAACACCCTCAGTTACCCATGAACTTGTACTTAGAGCTGATACTCTAGGAATAGTGATATTACCTGTATTATTTGTTAATACAGTTGGGTTAGCTTGCAGAACAGTCGAATAAGGCGTTAAAGCGTCAATCAAATTACCATACTGCTTATCGTCATAAACGAATCCTGCACTATTGGTAGTATTCATTGTTCTTTTACCCCAATCATTAGTTACATCTTCTGGTACAAAGAAACCTTTTGGCTCTCTACCAAGTTTTTCAGCATAAGCTCTTGATGATTCTACTTCAAACTGTGCATCTACATTCATGCCTGCTTGATGTTTAGCCATCTTTACAATGCTAAAGTTTCTAGCTTCTTTTTCTGTTAGACCAATTTCATTGCTTTCGATTGGTTGATTTTCGATTTGAGTTAGTAACTCACCTCTGAAAGATGATAAGTCTTTACCATCTCTAATAGCTTCTCTAGCTAAGTCTTGTTTTTGATGTCTAGCACCAAGCTCGATAATTTCAGCGATTTCTTTTTCTCTTTTTGCAAGAACTTCATCTGTTTTCACTCTTACTTGTTCTTCAACATCTACTGATTTTGTTTCTTCAGTCATAATGACCTCCTTTTTATTTTCAGTTTTTATTGGTTGATTTAAAGATAGCGATCTTCCAAATCCTACATTTTGGTCTGCGCCCATAGATACAATGCTAACTTCCATTGGCATCCAATCGGTTATGCGAACCTCATCTGTAGTTTCAGATTTTTCCATGCTATCTGGGTTGATTTGATACCCTATTGACACTTGTGTTCTGATACCATCCTTGACATCGTTAAATATCTCCGATGCTAAAGCACCTCTACCAAAGCGTACTTTTGACATCAGCTTACCACGCTGAGTATCGAGATATGCGTTTTCAACGACTCCAATTTGTTGACTTGCATCATGATCTTTTAACATAGGTGCTTTATTCATTAACCTGGTAAGGTCAATATCACCATCGCGATGCGATAAAACTTCAAGTCCAAAGCTACGAGCTACAGGACTTTCAGAAGAAATGGACATTTCCATTGTTCTTTCACTTGTTTCATCTTGTCTAAATTCTAATGGGAATACAGCTTCTCTTGATTCAAGAGTTTCTGTTTCCTCTGTCTTAACCTCGACTTCATCTAAGGTTTCGTTTAATTCTTCATCAGGTGTAAAGAGAATATCTAGCTCCATATCTTCCCTGATTTCTTCGTTGTTTTCTTCAACGATTTCTTCCTGAGTTTCTTTTGTCATATTATTCTCCATCTGAATCCTCGTTTAAATTAACATCATCAAAAAGTTGCCCTGTTTGTTGATTAAGTTTGTTACCAAATGGCTCTAGTGCAAATTGAATATCAAATTTTTGGCTTAGTGCCTTTTCTGAATCAATCTCGCTAAAGTGTTCAGCAACATCTTTACCTTGTTGCGATAAAACATCCTGCATAGTTGCAAGACCTTGATTAATGTTAAGGACATTTGCTTGAGCTTGTTTTAAAGGATCAACAGCTTCGTATGCCCTTGATGTAAATGTTGGATTGGCAAATTTATCGTATTTAGTCATTGGTAAATTAATTGTTCCAACAGTTATTGCTTGTAACAACCACTCTTTGTAAAGCGGTCTAGCAAAATGGTTAATAATGAAAGATTGCATTTGCTTAAAGCTATCTCTTTCACTTAAAAGACCTACTCTTGCGCTTGAGAAACTTGTTTGTGTTAAGTCTCCACTTAATGATGCGTAAGATACACCTAATCCACTTGCTATCGTTCTTAGCATTGCCTTATCATAATCAGGCATCTGTGAAGTCGGATGTTGTGGATCAAAAAACTTAATATCATAGCCATCAGGTAATTGGTCAAAGCTACCTGGTTCAAAATTCATTTGTGGTAAATACTCATCGCCACCATAGCTTTCTGCATAACCATCACCACTTGGACTTGTAATAAATCCCATTTTACTTGCGCCTGCTTTACTAGCTACAAGCTCTGCAAGTCTATAATCGTTTAACCATTTAATACTTGTCATAACAGAAGCTATTTTTGGATAACCTCTAGTCTGACCAAAGCGTTCTGGTTGATAGATGTGCATCATATCTTCTGCACTTACTCTGATTGACCTTTGTAATTGCTGATCTGGTAAACTATCTTGATATGGATTGTTTTTTAGCCAATATCCTAATGGTGATTGTGTTCTTCTGTCTATTTCTACTCCCATGCGTATTTGGCGAGTATCAGAAATATCTTTATTTAATCTGCTATCTAAAAAATCAGGTTCAATAAACTTTAGTCTTAAACCCTCTCTAGTTTTAATTTTTTGGACTAAAACTTCACCATCTCTTAATAAGCCAACAACTATTGACTGATATAAGTCTTGCATTGTGTAGCAATATGATACTTCTGGATTTTCTGACCATTGATACCAATTATATTCAATTAAATCGTTAGCAAAATCATCTAATGTACCATCAGCATCTCGACCTTTTACTTTTAGTCTAAATCCTTGATTACCAACTACACCCTCTTTCATTATCTGTAAGTAGCGAGTAATTATGCCATTGTTACGAGCTAAATCTCTAGCTCTATCGCGCATTGTCTTTAAGTTGTTTTCCAACTCGCCATCAGGTGAACTATTTATTGTATTCCAATCATTAAATAAACGACCTGTGTGGGAAGCTGTAAAGTTTCTTTGATTGCTACGCTTTTTTCTTCTAAATCTATCCCAAAAAGCCATGATTACCTCTAAAATCCATTAAAAAATTTAGCTCTGACAACTTGACCTGTATGGAGACCTTGTTTAGCTCGTTGTTGTCTAAGCTCTGTTACAACTATTCTTTCGTAATAGTCTTTTGCTTCTATTAATTCTTGCATTGTCATCTTAGTAATGCTTCTGCCTGCAATGCTGTATGAGGTTACATCTTCTGTTTTTCCCTCAAGTAATGCTTTTATGGATTCAAGAACTTTTTGTGCATGGGATCGCGTATCTTTACCAATACCCTGCAATGCAAAATCAGCTCCAACTTCAAGTTGATTTTCATAAACTAAATATCTATTTGCGCCATCATCTACAAAACCCTGACCTGAGTAAACTCCAGGTGCATAGGTAGCGGTAACTGCTTTAGCAATATTTACTCTAAAGTTATTATTTGCGTTAGTTGCTGTTATATCAAAGCTGTATTTGCCTGTGATTTCTCTAAAGTAATAAGTAAGCGTATAAGTCGATGCTTTGTAATCACTATAAGAGACTTCCCATTTCCAAGTTGTGCCTGCGTTTACCTGTTGCGGTTCAGTTTTTAAATATTCACTATATAAATCTGTCATTATTTGCTCTCCACTTTCATATTAATAGTGCGAACAAATGTTCTGCTTTGATTTGTAACAATGGTATTTGTTAAAACATAAAAATAACTATTTTTACCACCGCTAATAAATGCAGTTGTTGTTACACCGCTTGTTGAATCGCTAACAACTGTTAAATCTGATGAAGAAACACTCCAAGTTGATGAGGTTATACTCTCACCACTTACAATTACACTTCCCCAATTAACAGAATAATCTAATATTCCACCGCTAGATTTAGTAACTTGAACTTGGTCTTGAGTAGCAACCTTATAAGGTTCTTTAACCATGTCCTGTTCCTTATGCTAGTGTGAATACACCTGATGCGTTAATTGTGATCTGGAAAGTTGAGCTTGTCGAACTTACTGAGCCACCACCTGTATCGAGGTCAACATAGACTAAAAGCGGATCATTTGTTGCTGTATCATCAAACAATACAGCGTATTTAGCTGTAATTGTTACTGCTGAACCAAATGAAATATCGGCACAGTCAAAAGTAACTGTTCCGCCTGTTTCTGAAACTGTAACTGATCCTAATGTCTGTCTTGCGTAGTCTGAGTCTGCGCACTCGTTTGTAATATCTGTTAAAACACTATGTGTTGCACTCGGTGTGTAACTCGAGGTTGTAAGTAAGCATTTTAAAGTGTCATTATCTAAATCAATCTCTGCTTTAGCTAACTTTTCTTTAAAGTCATTGTAAAATGTCCAATTTCCTGCTGACATATTGGTCTCCTATGCTATTTTGACTATTAACTCTCTTTCATCATCAGCGTATTCAATGCGGTCATCTTTTGCGTAAATAGTGCCACCTGAACCACCTGCTGAAACTGTAATAGTCGGTTGTAAACCTGTAAGCGATAATGCACTCGTACCTGGAGATACATCTACCGCAATTAGTAATGAAGCACTCTGTCCGCTTAGAACTAAAGTGCCTGTTCCTGCAACAACCTTATCGCCATCGATAACTGTTACAGAAAGTCCTGTTAAAGTAAGAGAAGCTGAACCTGGTTCTGCGTTCTCACTTTCGTTAAATGTTGGAATAAATGCAGTAAGCGATAAACTTCCTGCTCCAACTGTTATATCTTGCCCTCTAACATCACTAGGAGCTAATCCTGTAATGTTTAATGATCCTACACCTGCTGTTTTATCTATACCTATTGCAAGCGTTACTGAGTTAGCTGTTAAGGTTAAGGTTGCTGAACCTGCTGTAACGATCATATCGTTAGTAAACTCAGGTTGTAATCCTGTTAATGTTAATCCAACAACATTTGGTGTTACATTTGCACCAATAACTGAGGTTGGCAACTGACCTGATAAAGTAAGCGTTCCTAAACCTGCTGTGGTAACTGCACCTGCATTAGATGTAGCTTGCTTACCGGATAATGTTAAACTACCTGTTCCTGTTTGTGCATCTTCTCCAACAACTACCGATACACTCTTACCACTTAACGATAATGAACCTGCAAATACAGGTATGTTATCACCATCCTCAATATTTGGTGATTGAGGTGATAGTGTTAGCGATCCTGCGCCACTTGTTATAACTGTTCCATGCACCTCTGTTGGAGTTAGTGCTGTAAGCGTTAAACTTGCTACTCCAGGCGTTATTTCTACAGCAGTCGCTACAGTTGGTGTTTTAGCTGTTAGTGTTAAGCTACCTGCACCTGCTGTAACATTAAGTGTGCTTATAAAGTTTACTGACTTGCCACTTAAACTAAGTGTTCCAACTCCTGCGGTAACATTTACAGGTATAGCTGTTGAACTCTCGGAATATGATGTTTCCGAGTAAGTAGTAAACCCATAAGACATGATTTACTCCTATTGTGGTTCTTGTTCTATTCTTGGATCAACCCAATTCTCGTTTAATGACCATCCATCTGCTTCTGTATAAAACCATTTATATCCATAATACTCGGACTCTGGTTCTGAAACATCTGTGAAGTGATTTACATTAGATGTATTTACATCAGAAATAATTAAAACTTCATTACCGCTTGCGTCTTTGATAACTGTTTTATCATTTCCAATTTCAATATTTGTATCATCTGAGAATTGATAGATTGCGATATTTTCGTTATCGCCACTATTCCATGTCAATACTTGCATTTTTTTATCCTTTTACTAATAGTTTGGTTGCTGAAAGTGCCTTGCCTGCTTCTACTGATTTTCCTGATACTGCTGTTAAACCTAGCGTTCCATCTTCCTGCACATAGTAGATTTCAGCAGGAGAAAGTCCGCTATTATTTGCATCTACTCCATTTATTCTAACTTTTGCTATACCATTAGCAGATGAAGCATTGTCCGCTAATCCAACAAAGTTTTCAGTAGTTAAAGTATTTGTAATACTTGTATATTCTGCATTGGCATAATAATTAAGGTAATTGCTTGAATCATAAGACATTGCGAACATTCCTGTATTATGTGCGCTACATACTAATCCTGCTGTAATACTTTGACTGCTACTTAACTCAGTCATTGTCCAAGTTAAACTTGCGCCATCACTTGTTGTAGCTGAAAACATTTTTGGACTGTTAGAATATGATGTGCTGTATGCAGGAAAATAATATTGTTTAGAATTTGGAGCATAAGCTAATAACTTTCCAGAATTACCCATATCACTATGCCATAGCCATTGGTTGCTATTTATATTTACTATTGATCCTGCTGTAACTGCATTAGTGCTGTAATTAACTGATATTGGTTGATAATCTAATTTAGCAGTCGCAGTCATTGATCCTACAAAGATAAAATTATCATATACAGGGTTATACACTAACCCTTTTTTCTTAAAACCACTTTGCTGTGTACCATTAATGACTGTTGGCGTTCCTGCAATAGCGATAGCATTGCCATCACCAAGTATACAACAAGTCAGAGCATCACCATTATTACCATCAGCAAAAACCATTACAAATTTATTATTAGTTGTATCAAAAGCAAAAGCAGGATGTATGTATTGATATGATCCTGATAGCGTTACTTGTGTTTTATTTGTAACTACTCCTGCTGAACTTACTTCAAATGTATTCATATACTGACTTTGTGATCCTGCGCCAAGTGCGCATAAAAATACTTTATTATGACTGTCGTAAGATAAAAGCTGATGATATTGATAAGAGCTAGTGCTTGATAATTTAACAGCAGTTTGAAGTGTTGCTGTTGTGCCTGAATAAGTAGCTGAAACAGCATAAGTGCCATCATTAAAATGAGCATAAGCCATAACATATAAATCATTATCTGGATCATATTCTACATCAACCCCACCATAGCAAGTTGTAGATATTGTAACAGCAGTACCCATTGTAACTGTACCATCACTAGCAACAGTACCTACAGCTATTGTAGGATAATAAGAACTGCCTTGCCACGCCATTGCAACACTTGTACCATCTGGCTTACAAGCAGTACTCATTCTGTAGTAGTTTTTAGAGAAAGGTGTTCCTAAATTAATATCTTCTGGAACTGTCGTGCTAGTTTGAGTAACTTTAGCAAAATCTCCATCAGCTTCCACAATAACAGGATTGCCCTTTGCTATCGTATTTGATGCTTTACCAAATATAATATCAGTTGGTGTTTCTTTTAATTTTAAAGCAGTTGTTGATATAGCTTCGCCAATG